TGCAGACCGCTTACGAAAATGACGAACTGCGCGCACTGCGTGTGGTATTCCCATCTGGCAACGGTTTCTATGTGCTGGTGGAGGTACGCCAGAGCTCATGGTCTGCTGCAACCTCTTCCGTTGTTGGCGCTACCTATTCTCTGCGTGTACGCGGCAAACCTAAACGCATCTACGCGTCTGGTTCCTGAGCGGCTTCGGCCGCTTTTTTTATCCCTCCGATCATGTAACAAGAGAAAAATGAAATGCCGCAAAAAACATCACAGAATTCATTACGCAACGTGGCGCTTACAGCATCGAAAGCCTACCGCACCAAAGAAGGTATCACGGTCCCTGAATGGGATGGCGCAAAGGTAACGCTGCGTGAACCCTCTGGCGATGCCTGGGTGAAATTCCGGGAGATCGTTAATCCCCAACTCGCCGAGGGCGAAGAGGCACCGACGCTGACGGAGGCGGAAAAGTTTCTGCGTAACAAAGAGGCTGATGTGGTTCTGTTTATTGACGTTCTGCTGGATGAAAACGGCGAGCGAGTATTCAGCGATGAGGATCAGGAGCAGGTATCTAAAATTTATGGTCCTGTGCACTCCCGCCTGCTGGCTCAGGCCCTCAACCTCGGCATGAGCCAGGAAGAAGCGGGAAAGCCGTAAAGCAGCCGCTGACCTTCTTCCTGATGTCGCTGGCGCTCCGGTTGGGGCGCACTCTCCACGAACTGCGCCAGACCATGACCGCCAGCGAGCTAAAAATGTGGATCGAGTTCGACCGTATCAGTCCGATTGGTGACTGGCGCACCGATGCTCAGGCGGCGCAGATCTCCGTTGCAATGCTGAACTCTCAGGGTGGGAAATTCTCCATTCCTGACGTGATGCTGAAATGGGGTGAGCAGGAAGAAGACAGGGAGATCAGCGAGCTGGAGGAATGGATGTCTGGATTGTAACTTAATCTGCCATTTTTCATTTTCATGCGCTACCCTATGAGTGATTTTTTAAGCTCATAGGGAATTTAGAAAATGTTTAAGTATCTTTTTGTTATTTGTTTGTCTTTATTTATAACCGCATGCAAACCCAGCGATGAAGAAATGATTAAATTTGGCGAGTCTTTAGTCAAGCAATCGCTAAAAGATCCCGAGAGCGCTAAATTTAATTCATTCTATCGCCAGTTTGGCGATGGTGTTGGATATGTCTGTGGGACTGTTAATGCAAAAAACTCATATGGCGGCTATGTTGGAAATAGAAATTATTACGTTCACCTGACTGTTAAAGACGGTAAAGTTGTTGATAATAGTCCAGTCAAAATAATTGACGAGAAAGATGATAAAGGTGAGGCTAATTTCAATAGCATATGCCAGTAAAATAAATAAAGCCCTTCGGGGCTTTTTTTTATAGGCTTCGTATGGCGACCCTGCGTGAATTAATCATCAAAATTTCGGCTAACTCAACTTCTTTCCAGTCTGAGATCGCCAGAGCGTCCCGCATGGGAACCGATTACTACCGCACTATGGAACAGGGCGGTAAAAAAGCTGCAGCGGCCACGCGTGAAACCCAGCGTTCTTTGGCTGACCTGAACTCTCAGCTTGCTACCGTGCGATCTTCTGCTGCCGGGCTTGCCGGTGCGTGGGCTGGTGCATTTGCCACGCATCAACTTATTCAGTTTGCCGACACGTGGAACCAGTTGAATGGGCGTCTTCGCCTTGCGTCCTCTTCCAGTGAGGATTACGTGGAATCACAGCGCGTGCTGATGGAGATCAGCCAGCGTACCGGAACCTCCCTCGAGGCAAACAGCAACCTATACAGCAGAATTGCGCAGTCCCTGCGTGATGCCGGTTACGCTTCTGCTGACGTCGCAAAAGTTACGGAAACCGTTGCAACCTCACTGAAGCTGTCTGGCGCCAGCACCGAAGAAGCGAGCTCCGTTATCACCCAGCTTAGCCAGGCGCTTGGCTCAGGCGTTTTGCGAGGTGAAGAATTTAACTCCATCATGGAGAACGGCGGCCGCCTGGCGAAACTGCTGGCTGATGGGCTGGGCACCACTGTTGGTGGTCTGCGAAACATGGCCAACAATGGCGAGCTGACCACAGATAAGATCGTCCCGTTACTGACTAACGTCGAGATACTCCGTAAAGAGTTCGACACCCTACCTGCTTCCATCAGCGGTTCAGCCCAGAAAGTGCAAAACGCCTTTCTTGCATGGGTTGGTGGCGCGAACGACGCCGTCGGCGCTTCTTCCACGCTGTCCGGCGTGCTGGATGGTCTGGCGAATAACATCGATGATGTGGCAAATACAGCCGGTATTCTGGTTGGTGTTGGCCTGGCCCGTTATTTTGGGAATATGGTTGGCAGCATAGCGCAATCCACCCGGGCGGTGTTGTCCAATACTGCAGCAGAGATAGAGTTGGCTCAGGCACAGGTTCGCGGTGCTCAGGTTAGCGTGGCGATTGGCCGAGAGGCAGTTTACCGTGCGCAGAAAGCACGAGCGGCAGCGACCAGTATTGAAGAGCAGATTGTAGCTGAACGAAAACTAGCAGCTACCCAGGCCTCCCTCGATAAAGCATTAGCCGGAAGAACTTCAGCCCTTAATAATCTCACCAATACAGCCTCAGTGATGTCTAGGTTGGGTGGTAATGTACTGAGTCTTCTTGGTGGTTGGCCGGGGGTAATTATTGGCGCCGGTGCGGCGATGTATGGTTTGTATCAGCACACCCAGCAGGTGCACAAGGAGGCGGTTGGCTTTGCCAATAATCTGGATGAAATAAACGGTAAGCTGCAGCAGATGTCGGTGCTGGGGCTGCGCTCTACTGCTGCCGATGCCCGTACATCGTTACAGGCACAAATGCAGGACCTGGCCGCTCTCGATTCACAAATTGCGAAAGTGAAAGACAGCCTGAAGGCGGTTGACCAAATCCAGCAGGACTACAACCGTCACCCGACGCTGACTCAGATCAATACCTTCATGGATCAGGCCGATATCACGGCCAAAAACGTTGAACTTACCGACAAGCTGAACCAGCTGGAGTACCAGAGGGAACAGGCAGCGTCAAAGGTTGAGCAAACGCAGAAGCTGGTTAACGATGCCAGCGATAAGGCAACACAAAAGGCTATTGAGCAGGCTGGTGCCGTTTCAATCCTGAAAGGTGCGTATGACCTGTTAAACCGCTCGATGTCAGCGACTGCTGGCACCAAGCCACCACAGTATGCCGGGCCAGTTGTCTCTCTGGCGAACGCAACACCTCAGCAGCAAACCGCGCTTGAGCGCTCACGCCGCGATAACGAGCTGGCCAGCCTCAGCGGCTTAGAGAAACTCCATCAGCAGCACGTCTATGAAGCAGAAGACCTGAAGCTGACGGGGGCTCTTTACACCCAGTACATCTTCAACAAGGATCAGGCAGCTAAAAAGGATGCGGCAGCAGCAGAGGCTAAAAAGACCTCCACCGCTGCTTCGAATGCGCAGAGTAAAGCCGAGCGTGAAGCGGCCAGCACCGCTGAGCAGTATTCCCGGAAAATGGCCGATCTGAGCGTGGCTATCGACGTGCAGCGCGTGCGGGCAACGGAGGGAGAAAAAGCTTCCGATCTTTATGCTGCTTCCCACCAGGCCGGAACTAAATGGACGGATGAGCAGCGCAGGGCTATTCAGGCATCGTCTACAGAACTGGCGAAGTGGACTCAAAAAGCTGATGAGAACGTGCGCAAGCAGCACGAACAGGCTGATGCCCTGAAGGATTTAACTGAAGCGGCCAGGAAGTTCAGGGACGAGGCGACGTTGGCAACCGAAACCAGAGGAATGAGCGATCGCCAGCGCAGCCGGTTCGATGAAACGCAGCAGATTGACCGTGTTTTTGCCAAAACTGACGGCGGTACCGACGCAATCGCACAGCGTGCGGCGGCTCTCGATGCACTGGACAAAAAATATAAAGCAATCGCTGCTTCTGAGGCTGACTGGACTGCAGGCGCCGAGAAGGGATTTAAAAACTGGTTTGCTACCGCTTCTGATTATTCCTCGCAGACAGCAGACCTTGTGAACAACTCAATGACAGGTCTTATCGGAAATATTTCCGATGCTTTATCAGGCAATAAAGTTGACTGGGAGGATTGGTCGAAATCGGTACTGGCTTCTATGCAAAAAATTATCCTCAACGCAATGTTGGTCAATTCGTTGAAGTCTGCAGGAGGCGGGGGACTGTTCGGTTCTCTTGGTGGTCTTTTTGGTGGGGGGGATGCAACCTCTGCAGGAAGTACACCATCAGGCGCATATTCCGGCGCGGCCAGCGGACTGAAGTTTGCTAAAGGCGGCGTCTTTGATTCCCCAAATCTTAGCCATTTCAGTAATTCGATCATTTCCAGCCCGACGATGTTCAAATTTGCCAAAGGCGATGGATTGATGGGTGAAGCTGGCCCCGAGGCTGTGATGCCACTAACCAGGACACCGAATGGCACTCTTGGCGTGAGGATGGTCGGCACTACAGCTGCTGGTGGTGGAGGTGGTGAAATCCATATCACCCAACATATCAATGTTTCTGGTAACGGTGACGCCGCGCTTAATCGGGCCATGCAGGCGGCCGCGCGTCAGGGAGCTGCTGATGGTGCTAAAAAAGCGCGTCAGGACATGCTGAGTGATTTTCAGACCAACGGTCAGGCCAGGCGGATGCTTGGCGTTTAGTGGTTTACATTAATTTATTTATACGCCGAAATGCAGGAGATAGTTATGACTTTAGAAGAACGAGTTGAAACGCTTGAAAAAGAGAGTGGTGAAATAAAAGAAACGGCCTGTTCAGAGACCGTTAAAATTACTTCATCATATAAATTAGTTATGGGTATTAATCGCTCTCTCCAAGCTTCAAATTCCCAAGCCACTCTTGTAATCCCGGAGATTCGATAACAGATAATTCTTTAATGATCTGCTTTCTTGCGTCTACATCGAGCTTAAATGCAATGCTTAATAGTATTTGCTTCAGGTCATTTAATTCATTAGCTACTTCCACAGATGTTCCTGTACGTGAATTAAATTCAACTGTTAATTTTTTATAATCCATTTGAGACATGTTTCACCTTATCCGGAGGTAATCAGCCATCCCTCGTTATATGAGTGCGCCAGTGTCCCACCACTGACGGGCTGAGTCATCAACATAGCCAGGTATGTAAATCATTAACATCCTGATAAACGATCAGTGCTTTAAACATCGGGAGTAATCAAGAATGGCTGCGCTTGAATGGCCTGCAGATGTATGTCCGGCGTCGCTGACGTGGCGGCCGGAAAGTAATACCAAAACCTTTCGCTCCCCCTTTAACGGCGCTTCTCAGACCGTTCGCTTTCCCGGTACACGCTGGATTTGCTCCCTGACGTTTAGCAATCTAACCGATGAAAAATCCCGGCGTATTGATGCGCTGGTGGCCTCGCTCGATGGTGAATATGGAAGGGTAAAAATTCGTGACTGGGGCCGGGATGGCAGAACGCCTGCCGGGAATCCGGTGGTTTCTGATGCGAACCAGACCGGTACGCTGCTCGGCAGCAAGGGCTGGACACCCGGCACGCTGGTACTGCGCACCGGTGATTATATTACGGTTAATGACGAGCTGAAGATGGTCACCGCTGATGTGACCAGCACTGCTGCAGGAACAGCCGTTATTCATTTTGCGCCCATGCTGCGCGCCTCTCCACCGGCTAACGGAAAAATCGAAGTCGCTAAGCCATACGGCATTTTCAAGCTGAAGGATAACCAGCAGGGGGCTGGTAATCGCGTGCCTGGCGTTTTTACCAGCTATACGCTGGAGTTTGAGGAGGCTTTCTGATGCTGTATTCCCCGTTTTCTGATTCGATGGTGGACTGGCTATCCCGCGACAGGGTTACCGCCGTGCTCGCGGCCAATGTCCAGTTTGAGTCCGGTACCGCCTACGTGCATTCCGGTACCGGCACGCTAGTGCTGGGCGGTTATGTCTATTACGGCATGGGAACAATGGGCGCCATCGATGATGTAGGCGAAACCAACACGACAAGCCCGACACAGCTCAGGATGACGCTATCCGGGCTGGATATGTCGCTGTTTGCTAAAACGCTCAATGAGCGCTGTGTGGGAAGACCTGCAGAGCTGTATCTGGTGGCGATGGATGATAACGGCGTTGTTCAGGTAGCGGACTTGATTTTTAAGGGAAAGGTTTCCGGCACCGGGGCAACGGCGGGTGAAACGAATGCCCTGCAGTACACCGTCAGTAATATTTTTGAGGACTGGCAGCGACCGTTCCCGGACCGTTATACCGACGAGTCACACCAGGCCACCCAGCCAGGCGACCGCATATTTCGTTACGTCGTGCAGATGGCTGAGCGTTCAATTTACTGGGGCAGCAAAAAAGATGCTCCAGGGTTTACCTATTCGTGAGGAAGCATGAAGCATCCAGACTGGCATAACAGATTAATCGCCGTGATAAGGGCCGCTGAAAAGCGGCCTTTTTTATGGGGCGAACATGACTGCTGCCTGTTTGCGGCAGACTGTGCTGAAGCGATGACCGGGGCTAATTTCGCCGACGGCTGGCGCGGGACCTACGACAGCGAAACTGGCGCAAAAAAGGCGCTGCTGCGCGGCGGCGGCTCACTCGAAAAGGTGCTGGCTAAATACCTCGATGAAGTGCCGGTGAAGATGGCTCAGCGCGGCGATATCGCGGTAGTGGAAAACGCGGGTACCCGATGCGCAGGGGTAATTTACGGCGGTGCTGTGTGGGTGCCGGGAGAGACGGGGCTGGTTTGCCTGCGGATTAAGCCCCTTAGTGCGTGGAGGGTTCGCTGATGCCTGCTGCAATTCCTATCATCGCGACGGTAGCCGCTGGTGCCGCGGCAGCCAATGGAGCCTACGCTATCGCAATGGCAATCACCATTGCCGCTCAGGTCGCCACACAGATGATGACGAAGAAGCCATCACTGGGGTCTTATCGGGACACTGCAGAACGCAAGCAGGTGCTGCGCGCGGCTGCCAGCCCTAAAACAGTTGTTTATGGCAGGACCGTATCTGCAGGTACTCTGTTTTTCGCTGAAGAACAGCCCGGCGAGCAGACTGATGGTGAATGGGTTCACCTTGCCATTACCTTGGCGGGACACCCAATTTCAGGCACGGGTACCATTTACCTGGGCGATGACGATATTGGCTCGTATGGCGAGAGCGCCACGTATGAAGTGCATATTGACCGACAGACAGCAGATCCGTTCATGCTGGCAAATTGCCCGTCGTGGAAAGATGACATGATCGGCAAGGGGATTTCCTGGCTGCGTCTGTCTCTGAAATACAATGCTGAGAAATTCCCGTCCGGTATCCCGAACGTGAAGGTTGAGAAGACGGGCCGGAAAGTATACGACCCGCGCACCGGCCGCACGGAGTACAGCAACAATCTGGCGCTATGTGTGCTGGACTATTACCGGAATTACCTGAAAGTCGCTGATGCTGATATTAACTGGGATCAGTTTCAGGAGGCGGCCAACATCTGCGACGAGCTGGTGACAAACGGCGACGGGACGACGGAAAAACGCTACACGCTGAACGGAGAATTTGACCTCAGCGAAAATAAAGCGAGCATTCTTGAGGCGATGCTGACAGCTGGCGCAGCAGAGCCAACCTACATCGCCGGTAAACATGGCATCCTCGTTGGCGCGTATTACGGTCCTGCCACCGAAATCATTACCGAGAGTCAGCTGGCTGGTGATATCGAGATCATGCCTGAGGTGTCGCAGTCTGAGCGTGTTAACACCATCAGCGGTACGTTTGTCGATCCTAAACAGACCTACTCTGAAGCCGATTTCCCTTCAGTATCTGTCAGTGAATGGGTAACCGAAGACGGAGTGGAAATATCGCAGGATCTTAAGCTGCGTTTCGTTACTTCAGAATTTCAGGCCCAGCGCCTGGCGGACATCAAGCTTAAGCGCACCCGCATTTCCCGCACAATGAATCTCACACTGAACCTCAGTGGATACCGGTACCGACCCGGGATGTACGTAAAAGTTAATTTTCCTTCACTTGGTATCGTTAACGTTGAGATGCGCGTGACAGACTGGAAATTTGGCGTGCAGAACGGCGTGCAGATCACGCTGAAGCAGGAAACCGCTGACGTGTGGGGGGATGCCATCGGTAAGCCCATCGATCGCCCAGATTTTACCAATCTCCCGCCGGGTGGGGTGGCCCAGCCTCAGAATCTGAAGTACACCGTGGAGGAAATAGGTCAGGTGGTGCAGGGCGTTCTTTCCTGGCAAAACATCGGGCAGTTTGTCTATAACCAGGTTGTGATCCGCAGGAACGGGCAGCCAGTGCTGACAGCTCAGGTTCCCGGCTCATTCACGCGGTTAACTGGCCTGTTGCAGGACATCTACACTGCGCACGTCACTGCAGTTAATCAGATGGGGGCCGCCTCACCAGAGGCATACCTTGAATTCAGCATTGAGGCACCACCTCCGCCGTCTGGCGTAACGGTGGAGCAGGCATTCTTTGCAGTGATGCTTATTCCCCGCCTTGCAGCCGTCACGAATGTTTCTACCCAGTTCGATTTCTGGACGTCGGGGGAGCAGCCGCTTGCCAATACAGATACGGCGACCGTGGAGGCCGGAGCCACGCGCGCGGGTATGGGTACGACATGGACCAGCCACAATCTGAAAAACGGGCATACCTATTACTGGTACATCAGAACCATCAATGCGTTCGGTGCGTCTGCTTTCGTCGAGGTAGGCGCGCTGTGCCAGACCGATACCGGTGAACTCATCGACATCATTGATGATTCCGTTCGCGATTCTGACGCTTTCAAAAACGTTTCTGAAGGCGTGGACATCAATCTTGAAGCAGCTATGCAGAATGCCCTGGCAAATCACGGCACGGTTGAACACCAGTATCAGCAGTACGGGGAGGTGCGCGCTGATATCCTGGTTGTTAAAACAACGGTCGCAGAAGTGGATAAAGGCCTGGCAGACCTTTCTACCTACGTACAGGCTCAGGTAGGGGATTTGACCGCAGCTGTTAACCAGAAATTGACGGCAGAGGTAAACAGTGATGGGACAGGAAAGGCGTCCTATACGCTCAACCTCGGGATAGTCAGAAGTGGGGTGAAGTACAACACTGGTTTCGGGATGTCTATTGAGCCATCTGTCGGGTCTTACAAATCAACAGTTGTCTTTGCTGCTGACCAGTTTGGTATCTACTCGGGAAGTGATCCGGGAAATTACCAGGCAGCATTTTTTGTCTATAACGGCCAGGTGTTCATCCGTGATGCCTTTATCCAGGACGGCAGCATTACTAACGCGAAGATTGGAAATTACATCCGATCAACAAACTATGTCGCTGGTCCCGGCGGCGCAGGGTGGAGCATTGATAAATCAGGGAGCTGCGAGATGCACGGCGCGCTATATGCCGCCAGCGGTAATTTTGCGTTCACCGGGAATGGCAACGGCGTCACCATTGACGGAAGGGGCGTAAGAATTGATCTCGGCGGTGGGAACCTGATTGTTCTTGGAGAGTGGTGACAATGCCAAAAGGATTACGTATTACCTACGACGACGGCGGCCCGGCAATGGAAATAACTGCCGGGCTACGCTGCCCTTCGTTTTGCCAGAACGTCAGCGAAGCATGGGATGTTAACCAGTACACCATTAATCAGCGGGTGGATGGCAGCCAGATCGTTGTTATCCCGCGTAATACGGTTTACAAACTTAACCGGGGTACAAACCTCATTCCCACGATCGGCATGCTGGATGGATTTACCGTATCAGGTAACACCATCACCATGAATACCTGGTGGAGTGATAACTGGGGGCGCGCAAAAACCTTTGATGCGTCTATCTGGCAAATCCTCCCGGCCTCATCCGGGAGAGGGCTGCTGATTCAGGACAGCACGGATTTCCTCTCAATCACCGATGCCACGATGTCGGGCTACTGCGTCTGGCGCGGTACCGTCACTTTCACCGGGAGCTGGGCCACCCCAACGACAAATATTTCCCGCGATCGCTATCTGGTATTCGCTAAATGGAGTGCCGATAACGTCACCATCGAGTTTGACGGTTTAAACATTCTTGCGACGGTAGATCATTCTGGTCTCGATCAGGCCGCGACCGTCACCATGCAGATCGCGATTTTTGCCAGTGGCGTAAGCCCGACCCCGGGAAGAGGCCTGAATATCATAAAGGGTGGTGTCTGCGTGTTCTCCACCACGCGCAGGCCATTTGTGTACCGGAACCAGACCTATACACCATCATGGTCAAATACCGATATTGGCGAGGGCATGATTTTGCTTGGCCGCTACGGATATAACAGTGAAGTCTACACTGGCTGGGACTACATCAAATGGGCTGGCCTGATCCGCAGCGGCAATCTGGTGCGTGCCGGGAGAGGAAGAAATGCCGCTTCATGGACCTCGCAATACAGTGTCGTAGGGCGAAGGCTGACAAGCCTCACTATTCCCGTCATTGATGCAATTTACTGACAACCCGCTTCGGCGGGTTTTTTATTATCTGAATTCAGGAGTCCATTATGTCAGCAGGAACGATTACCCTGACAAACGGGTCCGCTGTTGTTGGCGGTACCGGAACTTCATTCACAGCAGAGCTGGCCGCGGGTGATTTCATTGTTTCGACAGTGGGCGGTGTGCCGTACACGCTGCCCGTAAAATCGGTAGAGAGTAATGCGCAACTTACTCTGGTCAGCAACTTTACCGGGCCAACGCAATCCGGCGCTGCCTGGTCAGCTGTTCCCCGTGTGGCGCTGAACATGGTAACTGCTGCGCTGGTGGCGCAAAGTGCTGAAGCGCTGCGTGGACTGAATTACGACAAACAGAACTGGCAGCAGGTTTACAGTGCCGCCGGAAACATCACAGTGAAGCTGCCAGACGGCACCACCTTCACCGGCCCGTCATGGAAATATCTGTCTGACAATATGGCGACTAAGACCGGCGGGGCCGTACCTGTTAACCAGGGCGGTACCGGTTCGACAACCACATCAGGCGCCCGCACAAACCTCGGTTTAGGAGATAGCGCCACCAGGAACGTCGGAACAGCAGCGGGAACGGTGGCCGCAGGCGATGATTCGCGCTTTGGTACCGTCAACGGTAAGACCGGCGGGACTATTTCCAGCGGGGTAACGGTAAGCGGAAAACTAACCAGTCAGAATGGCACCGCCGGACCGTATATTAATGCGCTCAACGCTCCAGGTTACAAACAAGTTGTAGCCAACGATTCCAGCGCGGTTAGTGCAATTTTCGGGTATACAAACGGATATAACAATGGTTCTGGTTTTGAACTAACTACGGGCCTTGGCGCTGTTGGAACTGGTAATGCTTCATGGCCTCAGACTGTATTGATGCAGGCGGCAAATAACGGTGATTACGGTGCCAGAATCTGGATATTCTCGATGTCTACAGGTGACTTAGTCTGCAACGGCTCCGGTAACCAGGGCGGTTCCTATTCTTTCACTAAATCCGCAATATCAGACAGAGCGCTAAAGGATGATATCCAATACAACGACGGCTTACAGTCCTATGAGAACGTAAAAAAATTCCAGCCATGTACCTTTATTTATAAGGATGACACGGAAGGGCGTACCCGCCGTGGGGTGATAGCCCAGGACATCCGTGAGATTGATGAAGAATATGTGAAGGAGATTCCAAACTACTTCGACGATACAAGCACGCTGGCACTCGATACGAATGTGCTTTTGCTTGATACTATGCTGGCGCTCAACTACACCATTAAACAACTGGAAGAGACTCAGAAAGAACTTGCTGAGCTAAAAAATAGTGTTGTAGGTTCATAATGAGAAAACCGCCTCCCGTCGTATGCAAGAATGTGCGGTGGCTGGTAGCTCAGTGTTCATGCCCGTGCAAACGTCGGGAATATTACCAGAACAAGATTTATAGGCCAACCTGGCGAACGGTCGGGAACTCAGAAACCAGCCACATATTGGACTCTTCGAACATTTCCTCCAGCATGCGGTTCAGTTTTTCCCGATCGCTTTTACTGGCATCACTATTCAGGACGTTTGCCTGCATCGGCTTCACCCTCACTTCGGCAGCAGGGAAAATCTGGTGCACCCGCTTCGTCAGCTCGGCCAGAATGATCTCTCTGGCCCCTTCGAGCCCCTCAACATTTCGCTTGTCATACACCAGTTCTACGAACATCACGATCCCTCCACGATAACTTGATCTGCAGAACCAAAAATACTACTGTATATTTATACAGTCAATGATGTAGTGAGGGAGAAACTTATGCCTCGTCAACCTGATATCCGTGCAGCTTTTTTGGCGTCAATTCAACAGAATCCGAAGGGCTATCTTTGCCTTACAACCAGTAAATTCATTGATGAATTACGCGATAGGAACTGGCATTTCAGCCAGGCAGATGCCAATACATGGATTGAGAGATACCAACCAGACTTTGCTGATAAAACGACGGATGGAAGCGATAACCGTTACTGGATCTTGCGTAATATGGGGAGGGTATTCTGATGGGCTTTCCTTCACCAGCAATGGATTACCAGGAACAGCGGTTAACAATAGATCTGTTATGCGGAATTGATGGGAACTGTAGGGTAATAGAAACATCATGCGGCTGGGCTGTCATTAACGTTTCCATGAGGCCAGAGCAGGGAGATACGCTACTGGTGAGAATGGATAACAGGAACGAGTTTGCAAAGCTATACGGGGTGGCATTGATAACTGAAGATGGTGAAGCGATAGAAGGCGACGCGCTGGATGATGTAACTGTATACGGCGTACTGACTCACACCCTTAACATTATAGGGGAGGACAAGTTACCCACTATCTAACAGGATAACCACTAAACTGCCTTCCCCAAAATAAAAACTAAGGTAATGAAAATTATGGAGAATTTTAAACTTGAAAACTATAGTTAATCAGCCAGTAAAACAAAGCTAACTGGCTGATTAACAAGGTTTAATTTGAGGTTGTTGAGCTTTGCTTGTGAAACAGCTCCCTGAACACCGGATAAATATCATCCTGGTCACGGATATGCTGCATGGCAAAATTATCGAACATCGATTGCAGATGCTCATACTCCCGCCACAGGGTCTGGTGCGCGCGACGGGTGATTTCGATATAGCTGTAGTAACGCACTACCGGCAGAATTTTCTTCGCCAGAATCTCGTGACACAGCGGTGAGTCG